TTTGTCTGTTGTCTTTGTGCTCTTGTCTCCTGCACGGTTTTCCCCGTACATACTTGATTCTTTTATGCCATTGTACTCCAGTGTGTCCATTTGGACGCATTTCGCTTCCTATTAAGGTTGTGTAGAAAAGGAAATGGCTAAGCTTTTTATTGTTTATCACCCGTCCACCTCACTTTTAATAAATTTGAGCGACTTAAATGTTCCGATAATCCTACTCATAATTCTTTGAGTGGTTTTGCCTTCCACGTGGTTACTACATAGTGTTTCCACCAAGTTAGGTGTTTGGTTCGTGAATTCGTTACACATTGTCATATGTTGTATGCTCACGGTTGCAAACTCGTCATTATAACTCCATCATGTCGTCTGTAAAATTCCTGTCTAGCGTTGGCCCCCTTAACCAGGGCTCGTCGCGCGAAACGCCGTCTGAATTAGACGTAAAACTACCGGTTGCTATTGCTAAGGGCGAAATTCCCTCTGCACCTACCTCTAGTGTGTCTCAGTCTTCCGATGAAATTTCGGTCGTTGCCCCCGTTCGTTATCTCCCGATTTCGGACTACCCCTCCCCTGCGTTGCCCCTACCTACCGTTGTGACTCCTAGTCCCTTCGTGCAAGAACTCCGTGAAGCCACTCGCAGATACGAAGCTGACAACCCCCCCACACTTTTCCATGTTGCTAACCCCGACGTTGAGAATTGGGAAGATTGCTCTGATGCTGATTCGCGTGTTGATGATGGAGAGTACGATTTCCTTCAATTCTTCCCTGGTACGGCCAAGATCCGACCCAGTTGGGAAAAGAAACGAAAGACTATTTTGTCCTATCTCGGTACCGCTTCCTACTATGAACAGCAGCTTTTTGAAACCTATGCTTCCGAACCTATCGGTAGCACTGTTCTCAATCAGTATCATACTCTTCTTGTAGACGGCGAATTTGTTGCTCTTACTGACGTTGATTACGAATATTCTATGATTAAATTCCATGAATGGTCGTTTTCGCGTCGCTATATCACCCCCCCTGCTTCCGTTGACCTTGACGTCGTCATTGACCTTTGTAAACGGATGGCCCACCACCCCCAGATCAACCCCTATTGGTCGCCTCCCACCTCTAAACCCGGAGTATTTAAACTTGATCTCACGTCGAAACGTGACAAGCTCGTTTCTCTCCTCCTGACCACCTCCATATGCAATGCCTATAGTTCGATTGGACCAATCACCCTCGATCAAGATGGTGCTCTTGACCCACGTATTGTGGATCTCCATGGCGTTTTACGCCCCTCGTCTGTTTCAATTCCAAGGACGATGCATGGACATCTCAGTACACAGCGCTACCGTGCCCTCGAAGCCAGAATTAAGTTCTCTATTCTGTCATACTTCGATGCGTACAAGATGCACTTCGGACACTCATTGTATGGACCTCACGCACTACCCAACAACCACCGTATGGATGTTAGATTGCGCACGATTTTGAACAACCCCTTGTTTTCGGGCGTTCCTGTCGTTGTTCCTAGTCATTACTGGAACACTCGTAGTTTAGTCCCTCCCATACAGACCACCCCCAAGCCCAAGCGAGAAGTTGAATCCCAAGGACCTCCGTCCATATGGAGTACAGCTGCCTCCACCATTGCGCTGCCCGTGAAGCTCGAATCTTCTCTTGATAAGCTCCAGGCCATTCTCGACAGAGTTGGCAATATTAAAGAAGAAGATGTCACGCGCATCCTTGACCATCACCTCCGAGCACCCCTTCAGAAACAGATGGCTGAATTCGAGCCCCTCATAAAAGACGCCACTGGCGCCATGGGGATTATGCACGAAATTTCTGCTGCGTTTTTGAAAGTGTTCACCGGGATCAAGATTTTGACCCCAATCATTCTGCCCGTGTTTGTCGCTTACCTTGTTGAACGCCTGCTACAAAGCCGCCCTCGATGGGTGAAGCTGGTTTGTATAGGGCTCTCGGTTGCGCTAGCGGTCTCCGGTTACGCAGTCCTTGCTGAAACCGTGACGACGGAAGTCCATGAACTCATGGAAAATCCTGAAGCTCGGTCTGAGGGGCTCGGAGGCATTTTGGGTGCGACCGCAAAATTGGTCGTTACCATTCTTGCCGCCAAGGGATTCTCGCTCACTGAGGTTTCCTTTGGTACCTTTTTGTCCAAGTATGCAGGTATTAGTAAAGGGCTCGAAAGTATAATGGCAGATGCTTATAATCTCCTTGCTGAGATTTGCGGCACCTGTTCTGAGTACATACCGGTCTGTGTTATGAACACGATCGCCTCGGATGGACCTGTACGTAAATTCGTTGAGAAAGCGAATGCGTTCAATGTGAGATATCGATCCCACTTGGTTCCTCCAACTGATACATCAAAGGCTGAGATTGCCATGCTGATTAAAGATGGTGAAAATCTCGTAGCCGCCCGCAAAGGTAACAGCGGTGAGGATACTCTCCTCAGGTCATATGTTGCTAGTCTCCATAAAGTCCAGGATTTGTTGATTGCCACGATGGGCAGTTCTTCAATATCCAGGCGTCCTGTGGTAGCTTTATTCCTAGGAGTACCTGGAACAGGTAAAACTCTCACGATGAATTCTATCTCGGACACCCACATACGATACATCTTCCAAGACAATCCTTCTGCGCTTGCCGTTTATGAGGCAAACTCCAGAACTTTCTCCCACGGGAGGATTACGGACAAGTTTTGGGAGGGAGTCAATCCTGCGATAGAGGTGATAAAGTTCGATGATTTTGGTCAAGCGACCACGGTCCCCGGACAATTGCCTAATCAATGGAGCGACATGATAGCTTTGGCAAACGAGGAGCCTTTTCAACCTCCTATGGCTTTTGCGAAGGCTGAGTATGTGATTAACCCCTCCATGATTTTAGCCACTACGAACCTTACTGACCTTAAGACCAATATGATTAATTCACCTGGCGCTTTTGGACGTAGGATTGATGTAGTGATTGACGTTGTGAAGAATGCAGAACGTGAACCCGTAGCCGAAAACGGTTACGACCCTAAAGCCTCCTTGTATTGCGTGCGCAAACTTGTAGGTATCGGATTCAAGCCGACAAATGTCACTTTGACTTACGATGAGCTTTACGCATATCTCGCCGAAAGAGCGAGAACGTATGAAGCTTTCGCAAGAGTCACATCTGGGAATTCAAAAGCGATCGCCGAGAAGGCGATTAAAGCTTATTCCGAGATGAGTGACGCGAAGTTGCAGAGTCTGATGGACAAAGTGAATGTTGTCTCAGGCCGTCAAGCCGCTCCCTTAGTTAAAGGGCGCAAGATCATGGTTCCAAAAGAAGTTCCAGTACCTGGTGAAGTCCAGACTGAAGCTGACGGAGATGATCTTGAAGAAGCCTTCCCTATAGATTGGGAGGGTCTGATGAACGATAAGCACATTCCCCTCGAGGAACGTGCCGCTCTTCGGGCCTATACTGAGAGTGTTGCCGAGACGGACTATATACCCGGAAGTCGTTATGACATTGACGAATCTGGTTATGTTTCTGAGTCCACTGCCTCCGCTGAGGAGGCCGCCTTGTTCCCCCCGGTTTATAGTGAAGAAGAACTGGCTAGATTTCGTTCCATCGATAGGAATGATATCGTCATCCGCACTCGAGCCGACGGGTCCCGCATCGCAACACCTCGCATGGTTGGTACGTTCCCACGACAAACCCGGGAATTTCCGACGTATGAGGATGAGCCCCCACAACCCACCGTGGATGATGATCTCACTGACCACCATGTAAGGCGTGCTCTGCTTGAGCTCTTAGGAGTTCGCATGAGTTGCGTGTTTGTGGCCTTTGCGATCAGGGACAAAATGGGTCCCGCTTATGAGTCCGCTAGGAAGTGGTCTTATGAACAGTGGTGTAAGTTTGTGACCTTGGTTAAATGGCCTTGGTTTAGACAGGCTATTGCTGATTATGAGATGACCGAAGCGGAGCGAGCTACCCTTGATCCCCGCGGTGGACAAAGGTGGTACAACAAGATTGTAGATTTAGGTTGCTGGTCGAGTCTCATCGACTCCCTACGTAACAAGTTCTGGGAAGCCGCACAAGCTGTGTACAGTTTCGTTAAGAAATATAAGCTAATGATTGGTGTCATTGCTGCTGTCACTTTTGCCGCTTTCGGGCTCTCCAAAACGTGTGAGTCCGCTTTCGATCTTGATGTTGAAGACCAGTCCGCCGGCGGCGGTCGGTTCAACATGAAGAACGGAGCCCAACCTGTGAAGCGAGCGTCCGTTAAGGCCAGACTGGCCGCGATGAAGAATGCTCCCAATGCCGCTGTCGAAACGGAAGCCCAAGGCTTTGCCGATATCGACCAATTGGTTACGCTTTACAGGAAGAATATTTATTCTCTGTATGTCCACGATGCCAACGGCCTCAAAACCCGTCTTGGTAATGTCCTAGGTCTCAAAGATAAAATCTTTGCGATGAACATTCACTACTTCAATATGGTCACAGTCGCGTGGGTCAATATGCTGGCCACCGGATCTGGTGATCCTTCGAAGTGCTGTTTCTTCCTCGAAAAAGATGGGGTAGAATCTAAGTTCGGATTGGAAGACATCGAAGTGAAAGAAGAAAAAGAGTATAACGATTCTCTAATTCTTCGAGTTAACAAGCTCCCACGACAGTTCGTGGACATCACGATGCACTTTATGAATGAAGATCAGAATTTCGCCGTCCTTGTGAACCACAGTATGGTGTCCGAGGGTATGCTCGTAGGACCTAAAGAAGTCTACGCTTACCCGTACAGCATGCCGCAGAAGTCCAAGGTGATGAATCCCCGTGACCCTGACATGGTCCAAGAGATCCGTAACTGCCTCGCATACAAGCTGAGCACGGCTAAAGGTATGTGTGGTTGGCCCATCGTGATTACGACTGGTGCGTATGCCGGAAAAATTTTCGGCTTCCACTGTGCCGGCGATGGCCAATGGGGTTTCGCAAATCGCATCTCCACTAAGAACTTTTTGACGTTCTCCGTGGAAACCCCTGTTACGGCCCCTATCCCCAACATTGAAGTCGCTGAGAGAGAAGTGGTTTCTGAAGCTTTCGCGCTCAGTAGCCTGCCTCCTTCGATGGATATCTTGTGTGATAATTTTGCTGCCCCTTCCAACACGTTCATTTCAAACAACATAGTACCTTATATGGGCGCTGGACCTCCACCGTGTGAGCGGAAAACCGCCCCGACCGACGTCCACCCAGACCGTTACCCTGTTGCCCGAAGCGCTTATGTTCCTACCGACGTTTCCGATGTCGACTGGCCTAAAATGGTCGTCATCCGTGATGAACTCACGAGGCACCTTTGTGCCTGTGCCGCTAACGTTACCATGCGCAATTACACTCTACACGAGGCAATTGTTGGCATCCCTGGAACAAGCTTCCGCTCCCTCGATCCTTCGACATCTCCCGGTTACCCCCATACTGAGCGTGGTGACTTGAGAAGAGATTTCTGGAAACTCGACGGAGCTGGTGAACCCCTTGTTGGTCCCAAATTCCCTCAACTGCGACACGACATCGGAGCCAAATTGGATCTGATTGTCAATGAAGATTGCGTTCCCCTATTCGTTTTTCAAACCGTTCACAAAGGTGAACGACGCTCCCTTGCTAAGGTTGCAGCCGGTCAAACGAGGATCGTTTTCTGTGGTCCCCTGGAACTGCTGATTATGTACAGAATGTACTTCGGCGCAGCGGATCTCGTGGTTAAAGAGGGAGCCCCGTTCAACGGAACTCTAATCGGAGTGAACCCGAAAGGAGCAACGTGGGACACCGTAGTTCGTCTACTCAAGTTTGCCGATGAAGCGCAACACTGTGGGTCTGGCGACTACAAAGGTTATGACGGTCACCAAAACCAGAAGATGGTCAGAAATTCGCTTGAATGTATGGCGAATATGTATGATCCTTCTGATGTTGTTGGAGGCCGAGTGAGGAAAGCGTTGATCAATGCTATTGTGGAATCTTACCACGTCTTTGGAAGAATTCTTGAACAATGGCACGACAACATGCCCTCAGGATTTCCTGGTACCACCCCTGTCAACTGCATTACAAACATCTCCATTTTCATGTACCATTATCTCACGATCAAAGAATTCGACGTGAGTTTGTTGCCGGATTTTTGGTCTGATGTGCGTCTTGTGGTGATGGGCGATGACAATCTGTTTGCCGTGGTGAACGAGTTAAAACACTCTTTTACTGAAGCGACGTTTGCTGTCACAGCTGCCAAATTCGGTCACGTTTATACCTCTGCGGACAAAACAGCTCCGCACTCCGTGAATACCCCTCTTGTTAATCACTCGATTCTCAAGTGTGGTTTCCGGTTTCACGAGGACTTGGGACGCTATGTCGGGCCTCTCAAGATGGACGTGGTCATGGAACGAGTTCTTTGGACAAAGGACAACAAGGATTACCACATCATCGCTAGGAACAACTATAACGACTCTTTACTAGACCTTACCATGTATGGGAAGGCCGTTTTCGAAGAGAAGTCTCGGTTGCTTTCCGCCTTCTATGGACCATCAGTCGAGCCCCTTTGGTCGACGTATGAAGTCGCTCTTTCGAAAGCCGCAGACGCGGTGGACGGCTTCATTTAGATGGCTAAGAAGTTCATTGTCTTGAGAAGGACATTAAACTATCTAGTCCCCGCCCTCTGCTTTGCACTCCTTTTTCTCCTCATTGTCAAGTCTGAAGAGCCTAGCTCCGGTAAACGAAGACCTCTCACAATGTCTATTGTCCCTGCAACTCCCGCTGGCACCAGCGACTCTACTCCCTCCTCCTCCTCTCAACAAGGCATTACCCACTTTGTTGATGAGACCGTTGGCCTCGTATCATCTCCTATCGCTCCCTTGCGCTCGGAACTTTCCCTGGTGTCTGACCTGCACGTCCCTGGTGCTCAAGATATCAATGCGTTCCTCAAGCGTCCCTCCCTCCTTACTTCTGGTAGTTTTGGAGTAACCGATTCTGGTATTCTTTGGTCCGGTGACCCGTTAGCTTTGCTGCTCGCCAATACGGTGAAGTCGGCCAAGTTGGTGGGTAACTTCTTGCTTCGCACTGATATACACCTCACACTTCAAGTCAATGCTATTCGCTTCCAAACGGGTAGGTATATTCTCGGTTACGTCCCCTCCGGTGGCCTTCCTGTCACCTCCGTGAATTATCTCCGTAAGTTCCGCATGCATACGTCTTGTCTAACCACCATCACCCAAGTTCCCCACGTTGAGATCGATATCGGGACCCAAACTCATGTGGAGTTGGTGATCCCATTCGAATCCATATACCCGTTCCATCCTATTTCGTCCACGTTCAACGGCGCATATGGCATTGGCAAAGCCTTCCTCATCCCTTACGACCACTTGCAAGCCGCCTCTGGCGATACTACTTGTGGGTATACGTTGTGGGCTTCGATGGAGATGCCGATGTTGTCTGGCCCCACGTTCCAAGCTTCTTTTGGCGAGAAGGAGATACGTGGTACCTCAGTTGGTCCTGTCACTCGGACTGCTGGGAAGATCTCCCGAGCTGCCACTATACTCGGAGAGGTGCCCTTCCTCGCCCCGGCCACGTCCATTGTAGCGTGGTCAGCTGACGTAATTGCTCGCGCCGCCCATGTCTTTGGGTGGTCAAAGCCTGTCTCGTTAGCCGCCCCTGTATACAACGCCCCCCGCCTCCTGCCCTACCTGGTTAATTCTGACCAAGTGTCTACGGCCCAGAACCTTGGTGCCGTGTCCACGAACCGTGTAGTGTCCACCCCTCATGCTGGTGAGTCCTCTGTTGATGAAATGTCCATTGATTTTCTCAAGCAAGTCTACGCCTACATCGGAGTGTATAATTGGAGTGCCGCTCAAGCCGCTGATTCCCTGCTAGCCTTCGGCAACGTAACACCTTATCAACAGGTAGCCGTAGGTCTAGGATACGCCCCGACCCCTATGGGGCTCCTAGCGACCCAGTTTGGGTATTGGCGCGGGTCCATGAAGATCAGGGTTAAGCTCGTTAAGAATGAGTTTTACTCCGGTCGCCTTCTTGTTTCGTTCAACCCAAGTTTGAACAATGTCACAGCAAACATCGCTCGATCTGAGTACAATCACCGCCTCATCGTAGACATACGTGAGACTGCGGAGTTTGAGTTTTGCATGCCTTATGTGTCTCCTGCTCCTTATAGGAAGTGCACTGACATTGTCGGGACCTGGTCGATTATTGTTCTCGACCCATTGATTGCCCCCAGTACCGTTCCCACGTCCATTGATCTCTTAATCGAGATGGCAGGTGGGCCCGATCTCGAGTTCGCACGTCCTTATGTGGACTCGGAGATATGGGAACCGTACATTCCAGCAGTGTCCCAAGCCGCGGAATATGAAGTCAACTCTTGTGTTGAGCTCGGGAAGATCCCCGGACTCAATATCAGAGCGGCTGAAGTTTCGATCGGCGAGAAGTTGGAATCGCTCCGGCAATTAGTGCGTTTGTACCGCCCGACCATTAACTCTGCAGCTTACTTGTACGTGCTCAATGGTTTTAATACGTACATGCCGTTCCTACGCCTCGTAGTAGGCCAGAATGGCACGAATGCCGCCCCTCTCCAGAACCCCACGTTTGTGTGTGATCAGATTGACCTCTTTTCTGCCATGTACACGTTCGAGACTGGAAGCATTCGAGTTCAGGTGACCCCTGGTAATCCTTCGACCCCGGCGCTAATCGGATTTGGTCTCTCCGACACGCCAACCCCTGCGAGAATTTTGACATCTATCGCCCTCCCCGCCTACACCCTTGTGCGGTACATTCGATCTTTCATCAACACAGCTTCTGAAGCGTATATTGATGTGAATGTTCCTCCGTACCAGCGCACAGTGGGGAGAGCGACGGCTGGCCAGCTCTACAGCGACAATGGTGCTTACACCCTTGCTCCTGCAGGAGCCGACCCTGTCACTACTTCTTTGAACTTTCAAGTGATGAATTCTTCGGACACCGTCGCACGCCAGTTTTACCTATCCCGGCAGGTAGGTGATGATTGGAATTGCTACGGTTTCATCTCCACCGTTCCTATGGTTAATCGCACCATATCCACCTAAACGCGATCCGCAACTGCTTGCAGCAGTAGTTGTTGAATTTTAAAGTCTGCGTCGTTTTTGTCTTTTCTTGTGAAGGCTAACCACTACGCAGCGTGCTGCGCGTGGTCAAGCACCACAACACTTTCCTCTTTCTTTTTGTCCCGCTTTCGGTTTTTATAGGTTTTGAAAATAACAAAAACATGTGAAAAATTCTAGATAAACACAAAAACATATTGACGTATTTGCTAGATCCCCCCGGCCTGTCCTTGGTTTGAGCCTTTTGCTCCGACCTGGTTCCGGCCTGGAAATTTGGGGGGGCGTTAGAGATTGGAGAAAACTCGCAACTTTTCATCCGCCTTGCAGCGGAGTTAAGTTGATTTCTTATGCG